CTGGGCCCCGGCCATCGCGCGCCGCCGGGCTCGTGTCCCTCCGTGCGGGTGCGTGATGGCCACCAGCGCGCGACGTCTGGCCCTGCGCCCCGTGGCGGCGGCCTGGACGGCCAAAAGGCCCTCGGGCTAACGGAAGATCGCCCCGGACCTTGGCTCTGTCCTCACCCCCCCCTTTGAAGCCAGGACAGAACAAAAGCGAACCAGGGGACAGAGCACGTGAAGAAGTCCGGACCCTTCGGCAACGGTTATGCTGGGCCCTCCCTGCGGGCCGCCCCCCAGCCCAACCGGCCGGTATCCAGACTTCTTCACGCTAAGCCAGGACAAAACGACACGACCGTCGGGGGCCCCCCATATCGGATAGTCCGTCTCCCCAACTGCGGGGGCCCTCGGCCGATCCGACACGGAACCCCGACCGACGTGTCTACAGACCTGCGAACATGTCGCGCCGCAGATCAGCAAAACTCAACAGAGCGGCGCGGCACCAGGCACGAAGTCAGGCATGAAACCAAGCCAAGCATCGAGCTAGCCGATAAGAGCACCCGGGCCGGCCGGCCGGCAGAATACACAGAGCCGGCTCGCCGGATCCGGGCACTATCGGCTTTTCTCAAAAAACGGCCGTGCGTCAGTGCCCCCCCAAGTGACCAGGACAAAGCCAAAAAAAAAGCCGTGCGTCAGTGCCCCCCCAAGTGACCAGGACGAAGACAAAGCCATGCGTCAGTGCCCCCCTAAGAGCACGTGAAGAAGTCCGGACCCTTCGGCAACGGTTATGCTGGGCCCTCCCTACGGGCTACCCCCCAGCCAAACCGGCCGGTATCCAGACTTCTTCACGCTAAGCCAGGACACGACGGCACGACCGTCGGGGGCCCCATCACTCCGCGACTTCGAGACGCCAAAATCGGCCTCAGTCACTACGTGATAACCCCGACCGACGTGCCTACAGGCTTGCAGTCCAGCTACCAAGTACCGTGTTCTCACGGGGAGTAAGCTTCATGGCCGCGCTTTCACGTAGTGCGTTACGCGGTCACCACTACCTCGACCACAATTTGCCAGGAGACGTGAGCTCCACATCTACCTCGGCTCGCGCTTAGACGACACAGACCACGCTCGCAGAGGCCAGCGGCATCTACTCTCGCTCGCGTTTAGACTGCAACTGACACGCTCACGGTGGACCGCAACACGGCGCCAAGCAGAGCAGCGCCGCTCGCCTGCCGCCGTCCGGACAAGAATCTTCACAATGCTTGACAAATGCACAGAACCCGTGTATCATTGGAGTATCCTACAAAGGGGGTGTTTCATGGCACTATTCTTCAACTACGCATTAATACCGGCGGGCACCACTGTTTACGTCGTCAGCATTCACGGCCTCACTTCACAAAAGCCGTACCTGTCCGAGAGATCGGCAGCTCGAAGGATCCTGCGGGAACTTCGCGCCTACAGGAGAGAAGGACCGCCAACCTGCCCGGCAATCTACGCCGAGATCACCACCTGGACCGACGGCATCACTTCACAAGAGCCTGTCGCCGTCTATCGACTTTTCAGCAAGGGCTACATCCAGAGGACCGGCCGCACAGGCTACCTTCAACGCTGCGACGGCTTATACCCGGTGCTCTCATGATCTTCTCGCAGTCGCTCGACCTCATCATTCAGATCTACCAGATTCAGAACCCGTCAACCCTCACCTTTCGAGAGCTCAAGTACGAGCTCCTCGTCGCAGCTCTCCGCGACCTGATCGACAAGGCACCCGAGGCGAGACGGTGACCTTCCGCGAGGCCCTCGCCCTCATCATCTGGCTCTACCAGGCCGATCACCTGGAAAAAGGGGATCCTCTCACCATCCAGAACAAGCCCCTCATCACGGCGCTCTACGCCCTGCTCAAAACCACGCCCGAGGAGAAGAAGTGACCTCGAAGAACACACGGGGCCTGTTCCCTGGAGGAGCTCGTCGCAAACGCGACGAGAACCACCACCACGGAGCCCTCAACTGTCCGCTGACAGGCTGCCGCTACAACATGCGCGGCACCTGCATCGACTGGAAACTCTACAGCATCGACGACGCCGGCCTGCTGGCCGGCTCCGGAACCCGTCTCTGCTTCACAGCACCAGACGAGCAACACTGACACGACACCGACACGGCACCAACCCAGGCCGTCGCAAAAACGCGACGGCCTGCTAGACTACAGACAGCCAACTCACACAGGAGTGTGCCTCATGATCGATTACAAAAACTGGTCCTTTCACGAGCTCATCCAGAAGGCGGCCGATACCGGCCTCCTCGACTGTATCCGCAGCACACAACCGCAGTTCTCCGACCTCATCGAGATCGAGAAGGCCGCACGTCTCGCCGTCCTAGACGAAACACCCATGGCAGATCTGATCACCTATGTCGCAGCAGGTACGCCCCAGTATCTGCCCGGTGAAGAGCACCTAGAACCGCAATGTCCAAAGTAAACAAGCCTCTTCTCGGCATCGGGGCCACAGGATCCATCGGCGACCAGATAACCTACCAGAAAACCCCTGGCGGCCACAAGGCATACATCTACACCCAGCCCGGGGCAAGAACGCCAACGCCGCCGACACCCTCACAGCTCACACAGCGCGGGATCGTCGGCGCCGCCATCATCGACTGGCAAGCGATGACACCAACAGAAAAAGCCATCTGGAACGCACGAGCCACGGCCGAGAGATACCACGGAACCGGCTACCACCTTTTCCTTCACGAGACGCTGACAGTGCGCCCTTCTTTCTGCATTCTCACAGAAGATGCGAAGTACCTGCTGCTCGAGACGAACGACAGAATCAACCAGGAGAATTGACATGGCAGACATCAAAATAACGGCACTACCCGCAGACACAGCACCACTCGACACAGACCTCCTGGTGACCGTGCACGATCCAGCAGGGACCCCGGCCAACAAAAAGGCCACGATCGCCGACGTCACACGGTTGAAGGCCCCCCTGGCCTCTCCTGCTCTGACTGGCACTCCCACTGCGCCTACTGCTGCCGTGGACACGAATACAACACAGATTGCGACAACGGCGATGGTGATAGCTCAAGCGGCCTCTGCAACCCCCCTTGTCGGTGGCGTGGCTACCGTAGGAGTGGCAACAAGATTTGCAAGAGAAGACCACGTACATCCAATATATGTAGTTCTAACCAACGATATAGGGGTTCCTGGCCAGATGGGTTTTGGCGTCGGTATCTGTCCAGGCGCTCTCCCCGTTGGCATGGTGGAGCTCAATAGAACGCGTGACCCGACCAGCGATAGCTACGGGAACTATCAATTTTCCGATGGCTCGACCATGGTGTGGATCCCGGCGTTCTTCTACAAGTTCGGGACTGGCTCCAATGGAAACGCGATCAACGTCGTCACTATCAAGCCGCTCTCCGCTTATGCTAACGTTGCAACAGCCAACGCCGCAGGTTATGCCCTTCACCGCATGTTCTATGATGGAGGTTTCGTTCAACCGGGCGTGTTCGTCGACAAGTACATCTGCAGTAACAACGGGGGGATAGCCTCCAGTATCAAGAACGGCATCGTGCTGACGAGTGCACAACGTGGCAGCCTGTCGGCGGCCATGTATTCTGCTCTGACGGGCGCACCCGCCAACAACCTCGGAGGCTCGCAAGCCGCAAGCAAGACGAGGGGCGCCAGTTTCTTCGCCAACAGCCGTTTCATTCAGGCGGGGCTCGCGCTGCTGGCTCTCGCGCATGGTCAGGCAGCCACATCCACGCTGAACTGTGCATGGTATATGGTCAACAGCATGTTCCCCAAGGGCTGCAACAACAATGCCCTGGGCGACGCACAAGACGGAACCATCCTGTATGTCAGCGACGGCAATGGGACGTACAACGTCGGTAAGACCGGGTCCGCTAACTACTTCAGCAAGACCACGCACAACGGACAAAATAGCGGGGTTTGCGACCTGAACGGATTGATCTGGGAAGTCGGATTCGGCTTAGGGTCGAACGGTACTGATTATTTTATCCTCAAGACTGTCAAGGCCATGAAGGCACTGACAGGCAGCAATACTCTGGCTACCGACTTGTTCGGCGCGACCGGCTTGGCGGCCAACTACGATGACATCGGGGCAACCTATGGGGCATTGCTCGCATCGTCCACAGTGAAATATTATGGCAGCGCTGCGCAGGTCCTCTCTGAAGTTGTTTCCGGTATTGGTTGGGGTGCCGCTGGTCTCGGCCTTCCCCTGGTTGGCGGTGTGGGCGGCTCAAATCTGTTTGGTAGTGACTATCTAGCTGATTATCGGCCTAATGAGTTGTGTCCGATTTCGAGTGGGCACTGGGACCTTGCGTCGCTCGCGGGTGTGTGGGCGCTCTATTTGGGCGACGGCCGGGCGAACTCGGTCGACGAGTTCGGGTTCCGCTCTGCCTTATATCTGTTCTAGTCACGGTGAATTGACAAAAAAGCCTTGACATGCAATACTGTCCACGAGGAAATATACAAAACCCTGGAGGGTAGAAAATGAACCAACAGCCCGTATGGATAGCAGGTCTCATCGGAGCTCTCGCTCCTTACCTGGTCAAGATGATCACAGCTACCAACCTCGGCCGAAAGTGGAAAAGTCTGATCGCTCTCTTTGTCGCCGCGGCGATCGGCTTTTGCTCCACCTTCCTCTCGGGTCAGTTTTCAGTCGCTAACCTCCTGGGATCCATGGCAGCCGCCTTTACTGCCTCCCAGATCGTCTACGACCAATTCTTTAAGGACCTTCTCTAGGCCGACAATTATACCCATGGAAACGACACCAGGAACGCTCACACGCCCCACGTTCATAACAGTTGCCGACTGGAATGCAGTTCTCACGCACGCCGTCATCGACGGCACCAACCCGTACCTGATCGCTGCAATCGGATGGCACGAGACGCACTGGGGCCAACTAGGCGCCGGTAAAAGCGGATACACGCTCGGCGTCGGCGTCTACAGCGATACCAACGTCAACCACATCTTCGCCGGCCTAGCGAAGCAGCTCGACTGGGCCACACCCCGCATGGGAAAAGCCTTTGGCCTGCACCCCACACAAGACGACATCGAGGCCTTCGGCCGCCAGATCTGGCGACCAGGAGATCCCGCCGCCTGGTCCACCTCCGTGTGGACTTGCTACCTTCAATTCCTGCTGAAGTATTCGCCGGACTTCGACACCTTCGCAGACATCCCTTCCTGGGCACGAGAGCCCGTCGCTGCCATGCTCTCGGCTGGCTTTTGCAACACACCGTTTGGCAGCTCGGACTTTTACCGGTCACTCGTCGTTACTTATCGCATCTACGTGAATCTCAAAGCATTCATCAATCCTGAATAGGAGAGTGTCTCGTGGCTAAAACTACTGCTCCACTGTTTTCACTGAAAGCATCCGGCCAGCTCGGCAAGTCGCTCGTCTATATGAGCTGGAAGGGCATCAACGACGTCCGCCAGTACGTCATCCCGGCGAACCCCAAGACCGCCGGCCAGCAGACGCAGCGCGGCTTCTTCACGGGCGCCGTGAACGCCTGGCACACCGACGGCCTCACCGTCCTGGACGTGGCCGCCTGGAACCTCTTTGCTCTCGCCAGCAAGGTTGTCGCCTCCGGCTTCAACATGTTCACCAAGTTCTACGTCGACGCGAAGGTGATGGTCCACACGTGGGTCCCCCTTTCAGCCGTCGTAGCCTCGGCGATCACCGCCACCGGTGCCACCGTCACCGCCCAGATCGCGAGTGACGGAACGTCCGTGCTCTACATCGGCACGAGTAACACGTCCATGCTCATTCCCTTCGTGGGAACCTTCGCCATTGACCACGTCACCTTCACGGTGACCGGCCTCTCCGCGACGACCAAGTACTTCTTCTACATCAAGAACACCGCCATCAGCGAGAACGCCCGCACCGGCATCTACACCATCACCACCATCGCCTAGTCGAGAGGATCCATAGTGGCGATTCTCCCTGATCTCGACACAACGGTCATCGAGAAGTTCCGGGGGGTGATCGACTTCTACAAGCTCAAGAACATCTTGCCAGTGGCAAGAACTTGGCCGAAGAAGCCGACGCCCCCATATACAGCTCTACAAGCCGAAGCGATGGCAACGTTCAGTCTTGCAAAAAAGAGCACAGTTCGCTTGACATTACACATTATCCAGGCATGGCGCGACCTCGCCAACGGCAAACAAGAAGCCTGGGCCGACAACTATGCCGCCCTGATCATGCACTACTGGAAGCCCTACCGCGCGATCCCGCCGATCGCAGTTGATTATCTCGTTGTCGAGACAGAGACAGACTACCAGGTGAAATGGTACATTCTGCAACTGTTCCTCGATCCAGCAATCCCAGAAGAAACCTACACCATGCAAACGCCCCTGGTGAGCAAAGTCGACTGGTTGACCGTCCCGCGCCCGATCTACTTCACTCTCACCAACGACGCCGGCTTCAAGCTCGCCGCTCCCATGATCCCCTTCAACGGCTAGTACCTATGGCGGCCGTCTTTCGCCTCCTTTAGCGGCCGCCTCCCCTCGCAATCAACCCATGGCACACAAACCCCCGCGCAGCAAGGCCAGGAAGATTCCGTTCTTCTTCCTGCTCGCCATGATCTGCCAGATCCTGTCCTGCGCCAGCAGAGCCCGATGAAAACAGGCTTCTACAGAGGATTTGCGAACCGTCCCCGGTGGGTCACCTACGACTACCACGGCGTACCTCACGCCTGTCGCAAGACGCCCTTCCTCGATCCATTCATCCTGGTTGAAACCATCGCACCACTCCCGCTCATTGCCACCTGGGAGCTCGTGTACACGGTGGCCCTCTCGGGCTATCCAGACTGGGCTGCGATCTACAACGTGGGCGACTTTTACCCAAGCACCGGCATTGACGGCTGCGACGTGACTTTTCCCGACGGATTCTCCCGGGTCTACGCCTACCACGCGCACCTTGTCACGACGGAATCATACATGATCTGGAACACCAACGGCGAATACGGCTGCGATCCTGGCGGAGGCTATACCGAGGATCCTACCGTCGACGCTCGAGGGATCGGCAAGATCTACGCCGGAGATCCTTCTCTCGTGAGCTCATGGGAAGCAACCACCGGATCCGTCGTCCGTATCTGGCGATCTACCAACGGCGAACTACCAGAAGGAAACCCGCCCTGGGAATAACGCTCGAGAAGGAACCGAGAGCACGTCAGAGCAGGCCGCGCGTGTGCCCTGGGGGGCCCCGCGACTGCAAGAACAAGCCTATCGCACCCTCCGGCCACACTAAACCGTAACCGCTCGCCGCCCCTGTCGGGAAGAACCCCCGCAGGGGTCCCACTCGCACTCAGGACGCGCGGCCCCAAGCCAAGCCAGGACATCTAGCCAGGAGATGTGGAAAAGGATCAGGGGGGGGTGAGGACAGAGCCAAGGCCGGACCAAAACAAAACGCGCCCGAGGGCCTTTTGGCCGTCCAGGCCGCCGCCACGGGGCGCAGGGCCAGACGTCGCGCGCTGGTGGCCATCACGCACCCGCACGGAGGGACACGAGCCCGGCGGCGCGCGATGGCCGGGGCCCAG